CAAACCTTCCAACTTTTGGCCAGCCAGAAGTTGATACGGTAGAGTAATTCCCGTTTGCACCGACATACGCGTCTACACCATAAGCCATAGACCCTGTAGAAGCGGGATCTAGGTTGTTAACTCGGCCTCTAAACTTTCTAGCAAGAGTAACCTTTGAGTTAATTGGTTTAAGATTATGATTTTGGAAATTTTCAGGAATTTTAGATGTGTCATAGTCTTCTACTGTATGAAGCAGTACTCCACCTGGTTTCATACCAGAAGGATTAGCTGCATATCCAACTATTTTTTCCTGAGAATCCATACCTGTTCCAACCGTACCTGTCCCGGTAAGAACAACGCATCCACCCATTTCGCCCTCAGTTGCCATAGTGCAACTAAGATCATTAGCGTACGGGTCTACTACTTGGTGTCCTCGTATAGCCATTTTATTCTCCAGTTTCAGTTTTCAGTCTTTTTGATTAAACAATTTTTTAGCCAAAGCTTTGGCTAAATCAGCAGTATCCCCGAACGGGTTTTCTTGTTTCTTTTGATCACCGGTTTCCCTTTTTGCGGAAGCCTGTGATTTTTCTAGTGCGTCTTTCAATCCATCTTCGCTGTCTGCGCTTGCATTAGAATTAGAATAAAGCACTGAAATTTTTTCGAAAAGATCGTCATCCAAAGAAGCAAAAGTGTTTACAATTTCTTCTGCCTTTTCTTTTGGAACATCAGCAGAAACAAGAGCGCTGACTCTGTTGGCTTTAACAGCTTCTGCTTTTATTTCCGCCAGTTCTTTTTGCAAAGTTTCAATAGCAGACTTTGCTTCCTTCATCTTTTCATCGTCTTCTTCTTTCTGTTTTTCGTAGCCCTTCTTCATATTATCCATTTTTTCAGCGGCTTCGGTAACAGAAACTTTAAGAGCTTGATTTTCAGCCAGAGCCGACTCAAGCTCAACCTTAGAAGAATCAAGTTTTGCCTGTGCTTCAGCTTTGATTGTTTCTTCCAAAGTTGCTATCTGCTTTTTAAGCAGATCGTTTTCTTGAACAAGTTGTTCGTGATCCATTTTATTCTCCAAAATATTAGAAGTTAATTTGCTTACATCTTTACTAGACCAAAATCTGCAAGACCAATATCTTGCTTTCCACTTCGGTCCAGGATTAGAACAGTTGTGTCTAGCCCTGAAGTTCTTTCTTCTGTTTGGGTCATCTCTTTTGATTTCCATCTTGGGGTCACCAAAATTGACTTTTACAATGTTACCCTTCTCGTTTTTTGTGTAAACGCTAAACTTTTTAGGCCCTCCGGGAGTTCTAAACGGCTTGTTTAGCTTTACGTTCTTGTTTTTTTCTGAATTTGCTCTGTATTGAAGGGCTATTATTTTTGAATCTATTTCTTCGACTTCTTCTCCAAAGTCTTCGTACTCATAATCTTCTGGAACATATAGGTTTTCATAACCATATATTTCTTCTATCATGCCTTCTTCTTCGTCGTCGTGCTCTTTGTCTTGACAAGAACAGCAAGAGCAACAACATGAGCAGCAAGCCGACGCCTCAAACAAAGAAGCGGAACAAAATGTATTTTTTTCAGAACCAGAAACTATTTTTGAATAAAGAGAGTTGTCTATAATAGATCGTTTGTTTGCCGGGTTTTCAACTACACCTTTTCCGCTAAAAATAAAATCTCTCAAGGCTCTATAAACTCTAAAGGTTTTCCCGTTTATTTCAACTTTTCCAGTCCCACCAAAAACTCTTAAATGCTTTGTTAAAAATGAAGTTTTGTCGTTTCTTGCAACGACAGAATACGTCTCTTCCCCGTCCGGCCTTAAAACATAATCAAAATTTTTAAACAAAGCTTCCATTGAAACAAATAATTTGTTTTGCTCTATTCCATCGATTATTTCTGCAACACTAGTTTCGTATTCTTCGTTGTTCCACTTTTTCCAAATAACGGCTTGAGTTGCTATATCGTAAACGTTTGACGCATTTTCTTCTGATTCTACCAAGTTTCCTTCTTTGTCTAAAAGGACACTGTCGGTGATAACACCTATGATTTTCGAATCATTGTGCATGCTATTTACTTGCTTGAACACCGGTGTGTATCTAGCTTTGTAAATCTCTTCGGGTAAAAACCAATCGTCATTTTCGTTATTGTTTATACTAGCTAGTATTGACTCAAGATAATACAGGTCTATATTTTTGGGTTCTTTAAACATACCGCCTAGTTTGGCAACAGCTTTTTCTAATAAACCAGGTTCTTCTGAAAACCTTATTTTTTGTAAAGAATTAGAAGCGTAAACTTTTGCTACATTTTTTTGCAAAAGTTCTTCAAGGCCTGTTTCTGATTCGTATATTGGTATGCTCATTTTATTTCTTTTTTAAAAAAATTCTAAAAGATACTTCTCAATATATTAATATTTATTAAAATATTCGAGTTTTGCAGGATGCATAAGCGGACGCAGCCGCCGACCTCTTGTCGTAGACACTGATTGGTCTGTTTATTTTTTCTGATATGTTTTCGATTATTTTGTTGTATTGTTCAATTTCTTGTTCAATGCTAGAGATATTTTCGCTGTTTTCCGATATTAATTCTGCAGTTATTTTAGAATAAGCAGGAATAGACTTTAAAATTGCTAACTTAGCTATTTCAAAATTTTCACCTTCTTCTGTAGTTAGCTGTCTAAAGTTTTTCTTACCAATCGATTTGAGATAGACTGGCCCGATTATTTCGGATATTTCTTCAAGAGAATCCTTGGCCCATAACTCAAGTGAAAACGTATCAACATTGGCGACCGATGTTTTAGGGGAAACTTCTTTTGGCTTTCTTTTAGAAGAATCCTTGACTCCAACTGGCCTTCCACCTTTATCTTTAGAATACACGTCTTCCTTGCTGACCTCTATGTTCATTTCATCGCCATCTAAATTACCAGATTTGATTAAATCCGAAGCAAGTTTGTCTTCTACCATCGGGTCGTGATAAGGAGAAGACCTTCTTGGAGATCGCCCATTTTTTCTTTGTCTGGTTTCAGATCTTATTCTAGAATTTTCTATCTTGTCTATAAGATTAAACTCGTTTCTAAGCGATTCATGGCTTATGACATTTCTGTCTGAAAGCTCGATAAGAAGGCGTTTGTAATTTATTTCGTCAGAAAAAATCGGGTCTTCAAAAATTACTTTTGCCGGGTAAGCAAAACCCATTGCCTTTTGAATTCTTTCGGACTCTTTAGTCCAAAAGTTAATCAAGCGTCCTCTGATATAATTCAATCTTTCGACAAGTACTTTTATAGAGATTGCATTGTTTCCAAATCCAGACTGGCCATTAGATGAAGACGACCCTCCACTTACGCCGGGGTTGATTCCAAAACCGCTGTATATTTCTGACATTACTTGTATATATTTTTCTGGCAACAAAAATTTGTAAGCATTACTACTTGATTCTGTAAATTTCAAATCAGGACCCCAAACAACATCTAGTTGTCCGCCCTTTACGCTTCTTTTTATGTAATTAGCTACCTTTCTTAGAGCGTCAAAAGAAGGTATTTGTGAATTGATAGAATTTGTTTGGTCTATAAAACCAAGGTTCCAAAGCCTTACTCCTGAAATAGCGCCATCCAAAGCTGATGCATCAGCCAAGTGAAGCTTGTCTAGCATGATAAGCTGTTCAGACATAGTTGCAACCAAAGGGGTCGCCCACATTTCCCAATCGTCTCTTCTGTAATGATAAAGAAGGAAGTCTTCGTCCTTTTTGAGTACAGCTTGTCCTCCGGTTCCACTTGTCTTAAATCTGTCGATAAGATACTTTGGCACACCTGTATATTTTTTATCGTTAGAAAATTCCATTAATGGAGTTTGAATTCTATAATTCCATGCGCCGTTTCTTGAAGATAGATGCCCCCCATAAATATTGTAATTATAAGAGTCATAAGAGTTGATTACTGGATAAAGAGCTGTTACATCTAAAAAGTGATATGCGGATGGAATCTGTAAGTTGTCTGGATTTTTTATCTCTGAAAATTCTGCCCTTGAACGTTTCCAATTAGAAGCAGTTTTGGGGTCTATTTTTGAAATTTCTGGCAAAATAGCAACGTTCGCATGCCGTATCAAGTAATTACAAAATCTCTCAGAAACATTGTCTCCATCAACTTTTTGATAATGCTGTTTGTAAAAATTTTGAACAGTCCTGTTAGGATGTGACCACTGAAGTCCTTTAGCACAAAAATCTGTCATCAAATCTATCATTGTTCTTACTATTGTAAAATTATAGTAAGCGTTATTTGAAAAAATAACAGTTTGCAGAAATCCAACGGGGGCTCTTTCGCCGGGTCTTGAGTTGAGGTAATTATCTTTAGAATAAGACTCGCGATCCATTGACATAACTGATGCTGTAGCTGAAGAAGAAAAGCTATTTCTAACTCCAGCCGTACAAGTATTTATGAAATTTTCACTAGAACAATTTTCTGCTATACTGGCGCATGCTTTTTGCGTCTTTGTTTGGTTGGCCATTTTAATACCTATTAAAAGCTGGAGTAATTAGTAATAACTTTATAATCAAAGCTTCTCAAGATTCATGTTATTATAAAGATTATTTAATTTTGAAGATATTTCTCCAGAGCCCGTGTAAAAATTCGAGTTTTTTGCGCTTGTACCAAATCCGGTGAGATTCATTGTGTCGGGAGATTCAAGTCTTTCAAACTCGCCATTTATTTGTCTTCCTATCCAATTAGCCAACAACAAGGCGGAGTACCTATCTTTTTTAAGGCGCCCCTTTTTGTTGATTCCGGTTTTTATTGATGGTGTATCAAATCTGGCGCGACCAGTAGAGCTTTCTGTTACTACAATAGTAGTAAGTTCGTTTTTTAATTCTTCTATATCATAAATACAATCGTCTAGTGTATCATACAAAGACTTTGATTCCCCTAAAGAGTGATCATAATAATCCGCTGCAATATAGCTTATATCATCGACGTAAGGAAATTTCAAAAACTTATCTTCCATGTCCTTTTTTAAAGCATAGTTTGCATCGGAAAGCCATTCACTTGTAAAATTAATTATTTTTAAAATATGAAGCCCTTGTTGAATATCTGTTGGTTTTGTTTTTTGCGTCGGATCGATCGCTTCTAATATTAGTTTTTCATTTGGCTTAAGACAGTCGGGATCCATCAAGGCTTCTATTACAGATTTACCACCCCCCATTGGGTCCATGGCTATGTATTCACATGGAAAATGTTTTAGTAAACTTCTTATTTTTCTTGCGCAAAACTGAAAATATTGATTTTCTTCTGTTGCCTTGTGTTTTAATCTGTCTTTGTGGTCTGAGGATTGAGTTGTCCAGCAGTGAACTACTCGTCGCTCATTCTTGTATAATTCCAAGATAACTATTGCAAAATTATCACCTTGGTAAGCCGGGTCTACTCCCATGACGTATTTTTTGTTTTGATCGCCATACAAACACGGTGTAAACAAATCGGCATTTGTTTCATCTAGTACTGTACATGAATCTATTAATGATTTTTTAAAAAACCCGTCGGAATCATCTGAAAAACAAGCGCCGTACTCCCTAAGGTAAACGTCTTTTGTCGTACTAGCCTTTATTCTGGATACCTGAGCTAAATCCATATACCCGTTGACTGTTAATTCAATTGGCATCCTGACTATACTGTAATCATCTTGATTGATATTCTTTTTGTCTTCTTCGTTATCAAATATATCATTTAAAATTTTTGGGTTACTTTTAGAGTAAATTATATCTCGCCATTTGGTGCAATAAGAATAAAAATGGTTTATTTTAAAGTAGGCGGTTCCGCTTAAAACAAGTTGGTTTTGAATAAAACTAGAGTTTTTATCCGAAACTGGTATTTTTATGTTTAATTTTTTAGAATAATTTTGCTGTGCGTTATAAATAATCTGCTCGACCGGAGAAGCGGCAACGCTAAGAAAACCCGACATAACTTCTTCAAAAACCTGTCTATTGAGAGTAGCAAATTCGTCAGCAATAAGACAATTGTGATTTATAATGCCATTCCCGATAAATGTATGAGTTTCCGGTAATTCAAAATCAAACAGCTCTTCTTGCTCGTCTAACTTTGTTACAGTTGCAACCGTCTCAAAAAAAGAATTGGTTCTAGAAAAAATTTGAGAATCTATAATTATAGTATATTTGTTTTGTTGGTCTTTTTGGATCTTGCTGGTTAAATTAAATTTTAATAAAAGTACCTGAAGATCTCTGCATTTTTTTAAGTTTAAACTAACAAAAGCATCTCCGAGCATCATTTTACCATTAAAGTGGGCTTTTAGGTACTCGTACACAATGTCTCTTGGTGACATGAATATATACTCTGGAACGTCACGCTCGTAAAAACTGGCATAAGACAATAAGTGTCGCACCTGTGCTTTGTCTATTTCTATTTTTTCTCCTTTAGGAGACGTGTATATAAAATTGTTTTTAGGAAAATTTTCATTTACATTCAAACAAATCTTATCTTGAGGTTTTATCTCTACCCCCAGCTTCCATCCTTTGTTTGTTTTTATTTGATGTATTTTAGAAAATTTTATAGAATAACCACCTACAGTTGTTATTTCGTAAACGTCTGTTTTTTCAGTTTTGTAAAACTTATCTGGTTTTTCTAAAACATTGTTTTCATTCAAGACGGAGTTACAGCCAAGTTTGTCAAAATCTTTGATTTTGACTAAACCTTTATCTGTAGAAATTAATGTATCACCGTGAACGCAATTTGCTCTGTACCCTCTTACTTTTGAGCCGTCTGGTCCAACAGGTATAGCATATGTTACACTGTCGCCAAGTCTAAAGGTCCAAACATCGGTGCCGTGGAAAGCTCCGTTTTTAGATCCCTTAAAACAATTTTGAAGCATTGGGCTTTTTTTCCAAATTGTTTCCATATAATCAAAAACAACTTTTGCCTGTCTAAATCCAGCAGAAGTAATCACGCATTTTGTACCAGGAACCAAAAGCATTCTTACGAGTAAATAAACTGCCAGCAAGAAACTTTTACCAAAACCGCGCGAGCCAATAAGCATTGGAAATCTATGGGTGTAAAGCTCTTTTAAAACAAGAACTTGCTGTGGCCAACTATCTATTTGTAATATATAATTCAACAAAAAGTACAGATAATCCGGGTCTGACATAAGATGGCATATGTATTCGCCGATCCTGTCGTTAGCAGCAGCTGGGATTTTATCAAGCGGGTTGTA